GCGGTACTTTAATTGGTTACGGCGGTGGGGCCGCAGGTCAAGGGTCCGTCTCAAACGGGACGGCATCGGATGGGGGGGATGTTCCGGGCGGCGGCGCTGCAACACCGAACCAAGGAGGAGGTAGTGTGGCGAACGACGGAGCGACGGGCGTCGCCATCATCCGCTACACTACTGCGGGCAACCCGGTGTGCACGGGCGGCACTATCACGACATCGGGAGCCGACACGATTCACACATTTACATCTAATGGCACATTTACGGTGACAAGCTAATGTTCTCTTTTTCAGACTCATCCCTCAAGAAACTTGAAGGCGTTCATCCTGACCTTATCAAAGTAGTGTGTCGGGCTATTGCACTATCCGAGGTGGACTTCAAGATAATTGAAGGTGTCCGTACCCCGGCTCGCCAAAAGATTCTCTATGCTCAGGGTCGCACCAAGCCGGGCCCTATTGTTACGTGGACCCTGCGGTCCAATCACTTCGTCAACCCTAAGACAGGCTTCGGTCACGCCATCGACGTCCTACCCGCTCCGTATGACTGGAAGCACGGTAAGGTGTGGGATCAAATGGCCAAGGCAATGTTCGAGGCTGCGGACGAACTAGACACCCCTATCCGATGGGGCGCGGATTGGGACCGAGACGGTAAGCCCCGTGAACGTGGTGAGACAGACAGTCCCCACTTTGAACTTTGGAGATAAGATATGAAAATCCTAGACTATGTAAACCGAGCTACTGTGTCTGCTGTTGTGGCTATCCTTGCCCTTGTGGCTAATGCTACGGCCCTACCTGATCTCGCTGGTGACCAAGAAGTACTGGTCAACGCTATTCTGAGTGTGGTTGCATCTGTGGCTACCATTATAGCCGCCTTCAGCACTGCACCTCAGAACGAAGCTAAGATCAAAGCTACCGACGAACAAGATGTCTAAAGTTCTTGGTGGTCTACTCTTAGGGACTCTCGTACTTTGCTGGTTCCTATTCGGGCAGATCGACAAGTACAGAACTCTGTACACAGATGAACAAAAAGCCCTAGCTGTTGTCTCGGCTACTCTATCTGAGCGGTCCAAACAACAAGCTAGGGTTATTGAGATACGAACTCACACACGAGAGGTGCAGTTCAAGACGATTAGGGAGAAGATAGATGCTCAACCGGAAACGTACGAGTGCGCTCGCAGTCCTAGTATTCGGGCTGCTCTTGACGGCTTGCGGAACAACCCAGAAGGTGTACTACCCTTGGACCCCCCCGCGGACCGTTTGCCTACCGGAGCCAACCCCTCCCTCGGGCCAGTTCAGTGATAAGCAATTGAGCATCTTTATTACAGATCTAGCTCAAGCTGGTCGGGATTGTCGGGACAAGAACGCACTATAAAGGAGTACTCCTGAGTACGTATATCATACTCATACTCCATAATAGTGTATCCTTGCTCTTGTAAAAGTAATATCGCTTCGTGTAGTTTATATAGACGAGCCGACAAGAAGAAGTTAAGTAATGTCGACGATCTCACATACATCTCCTGTGCAAGCCATAGTTTGACTGGCAGCTGTATTATCACCCGTTTCTTTGAAGTCCTCCCACTTAATACGTGCGGGGGACTTTTCTTTTAGCGCGTTATAAACATCTTCGGAACACTCTTGATAGGGTGCCTGTTGATAGCTGTGGTCAGAGTAAGGTAGGAAAGCAATACCACTGATCTTATCAAAGTTTTCATAGACCCAAGCCCCCGCTTCCATCCACTCGTGGTCTCGGAGGTTGACTGTGATGCTCGGCTTGTGTTCACACCAGTTATCCTGAATGATACGCCAAAGCTCGAGATGGTCAAGGGCGGTAAGTTCGTCCCGGGTGATGGAACCCTTGGGCGACTTGATAGGGAATGAGAATACGGTGGTCTGGTCGGGCTTGAACATGTCTCGTTCAAAGGGTACTCCTTGGTCTTTCATGAACTGGGTCATAGGATCTTTGGTGTCTGCACGGACCGTACGGACGTAGTAATCACTCCAACGTGGGTGGATACCAGAAGCCGCATCAACGAGCTGTGAAACGGTCCCAGAGGGCTTAACGCAAGTGATAGCGGTAGACCTATTGACCCCGAGCTTGTCGGCCCAGAAGGCATTAGTGTCAATAGCTATTTGCTTCCACTTTTGAAGGGCTCCGGGCTGGAGGACGAGGTTAATATTGTCCAAAATTCCTGTAAGGGAGACTCCAAGGAGGGCTTCCTCTGCGGTGTTGTGGGCCCAGATTGGTCGGAGGTATTTGAAGTCTGTGAGAGTTGATTGAAGCGTTCCGAGAATAGTAGCATATCGTACTTTCTGAGCGACAGAAGCGAAGTCATCATCTGCTCGAATAACCACTTCGGAAAGATTGCAGAATTGGTAGGGTCGTAGGATAATCTCTGAACATGGGTTAGTTCCGAACTCATGGTTGATATCACGTCTACCGTTGCGAGCTGCCTGAGCCTTAGAAGCTTGTCGGTTAAAGATTCCACGCTCTCCAGACTTTGAGCGGTAAAGAGAGTGCCACTCATCCATGAACACGCCAATGTCTGGTTTTTCGGTGTAACAGACACTGTTATTACTAAGGGCTCGTTGTGCATCAGTCTCCCACCAATTACCCGCCTTGGCATCCCGCATACGGATGTCCGAGAGATTGCTCAAAGAAATCATAGCTGATCTACGTACACCACCTACGACAACCACCTCACCAATCTTACACATGATGTCGTGGCACTCAAGGGCATTTAGTTTACGCCCAGCCGCTTTAGTTACCTTATCAATTACGAACTTAAACAATTCGACCAAGGGCGCTGGACCCGAGGCACGACCCCCGAAGGTCTTTAGGCGAGCCCCCGCGGGACGTACAAGGGAAACGTCCCAAGTGGGGATGTCACCTGCGAACAAGTCAGACAGTAGGAGCTTAAGTGCAAAGGCCCACCCTTGCTTGGAGTCTTCAACTACAATGGGGCCAATATCTACCATGTGCTTAAAGGTGGGGGGGACTTCAGGTAACTTGTTAATCTCTTGACGTTCGACCGAGAAACCCACACCTGTGCCACACATCAGGATGTAGAAGGCTTCGTCAAACGAACGAAGGGAGTCTACGGGGAGGTACGCACAGTTGAACCCCGCGATGTTGTCCCGCTCGAGTGCTGGCCCAGCTGAGGCGAGGGCACGCATAGATGGCATCACACCGAGTCCTTGGATGGCCTTAAACAGTTCAGACCTAATCTCGGGGCTGATCTTGTCTCCCCAGAAGTTAAGGTAGCGTGTTACAGTTTCATTCCACGTCTCCCGTCGCTCCGCCCTCTCGATCCACCGTGCGTACCGAGACTGTGCAATGAAGGTCTGATAGTCGTCCATATTTCTTTTTGTCCTTAATGATTTTGGGTTTGATGCGGGTAACAGCTTTAGCTATCGGATTACGAATCTTCACTTGGAGGTCTCCCCTCTAAGTGGTTTATAAGAAATTCACAGTATCTCTTTGCCTTCCGAACATCCATTATACCATATTTTGCATCGTAGCGCAAGATGTACTTGATCACGTTGCCCACTATAAACGCAGGACCCACCGACTCCGTGATGAAATCGATGGGCTGGGTCTGGTAGCGACTGTAGTGGTCTGGATTAGTCGAAGAAGTTGTGCTCTCGGATTCGATCATAGAAAGCACTCCATAAGTCCTCGATGGTTAATTCAAGAGCCTCACACAGCTCCTCTGGGGTAAGGCGTTCGTTTAGTTCGTGGAACAAGATGTCATCGTCAAGCATCTACTGTATCCCAGTAACGACTGTACCTAAGAGCTATGGCGACCTTATGTAGAGGATAACCATTATCTACTAACCAAGTCTCTAAGTTCTCACCCTTCTCTTCATCAAGATTAAATACTTTTGGAAACCCATAGAGCCAACCATCTGGGGGATCAATTACTAACAATTTTCATACTCCCTCTTAAGACGTGCTATAGAGATACGTTCAATGTCATACGATCCGTCTTGAACGTCACGTTTAACGACGACACCGGGATCCCAAAGGTCGTTTGCCGGTCCTGCAAAGTCTGCACGATAGTCTTGATAAACTCCGACAACGCATCCGTGGATCTTTCGTCCATGGATGTCAGATCGAACGTGGTAGTCGAAGAGATGGCTGTGGCCTTGTGTACAGGATGTAAGTTTTTTTGTGATGAGAGTGCTTGCGTGACGTTCTCCACCAATCGGTCTACCCATGATTCCACTTGTGAAGTAGTGGGAGTAAGTGATTCCGTCAACTGCAATAGGGTGGAGGAACGGTAACTCCATCCAACCATACTCTCGACTTTGGAGGTCACTAAGACCAATGGTCCCTTCAAGGATGGGGTCTCGGTCGATGGCTTTGGAGATTCGGTTTTCATGGTTGCCGAGTGTCCGAATAAACTTTGGAAGCTTTTTGCGATTGCGTCTAACGATGTCGTAAACTTTTTGTTGAGCATCTAATCCTGCTTCTATGTCTGCTTTGTAACGGCGTCCCTCAAAACCCTTGGTGCCCTTGTCATAGGAGCAAAGGGAGGGCATGTCCCACCAGTCTCCGATGTCAATGACGATGTCAGGTTTAATATCATTGATGAGGTGTCCGAGCCATTCGTAACGCTTGTTGTGTTTGCCGGGAGTGGCATGTGAGTCGGGGATGATTAGATGGGTCTTAGGTCGGTTGAGGATGAGATTAGCCACCGTTGAGGTCTTCCAGTTGTGTATAGACTTCGTCGTAGCTATTTTCTTCTATAAGCCACCGAAGAATGTCTCGGATAGTATGACGTTCAGTGATGATTACCACACCTTCGCTTGCGCTACAACTACGATCTAAGTCGTTTTGAAGCTTCGTGTTAATAGGCCAATCAAAAGACCACGTATCTTTATCAGAGTCCCAAGAGACGGACGCTTTGAACGGTTTAATCTTGATTTCACTCACTGTACCACTCCTTGGGTATTGCTCCGTCGGCTGCGGGAAATCCGTTTTTCTCAGCCCAGTCCATGTACGTTAATTTGGAGCGTTTGTTTAACTTATTGGTGCCGCGCATGAACACAAACCGTATGTCCCGCTCGGGGTGCTGCTTCTTAACGGCCACCATCTTTTGCTTCGTGTAAGCGTCGAGCTTACCTTTGGCCTCGATGATGATGCCGTTATCGAGAATGAAGTCAGGTGAGTATGTGTGTTCAACTGTGAAGTTTAGCTTCAACGTCTCGTACTCAAAACTCACCCGATCTCGTTTCATCTGAGCAGCCAAGGTTCTTTCGAACCCAGACTTGTAGGCCATGTTAGTTGGCCCGCCCTACATTGATACGAGTCATTGTCAGGATTTGATTGAGGGGGACGACAAGAAGGAACTTCTCTGGGCCTTCCATGATACCTGCAAAGTGAGGGGAGAAGAAGAAGTCACCTGTAGCCACAACGGGTTTGTCGTCTAGCAAGTTGAACTCCCACGTCTCGGGTGTTCGTTCTTCCGGGGTGTCGATTTGATTACCTTTTAGATCTACAATGTTCATTAAAATGTTACCTCTGGTACTTTAGGCTCTACTTCTACCTTAGTGAAGAAGCGAGGACCTGTGCTATAGATGAATGTACGGAGACCAACACCCCCGTTAGTGTCTTTGAAGCAGTAGTGCTTAAACTCACAGTATGAACACCCAGTATCAAGAATCATATTACCAGACTTACCATCTGGTTTAGGTTCGTAACAAATCTCTGGGACTTCATCAGACTTAAGGACCTCACGTAAGTGGTCTATCCGATCTGATATCTTGTACGCTGCAAGTTCTTCGGCGTCTACTTGCATCAAGGTGATGTGGCCAAGTGTCTTGTCAATAGCGAGGAAGGCCCCGGGGAGCCCTCCTTTTGCCTCTGAGTAACCTGCCAGCTGGTCCATGTATCCGAACCCGTCATTCTCACGGAGTGAACCGTCCTTGAACTTCTGGAAGGAATAGGAGGAGGCTGATTTGACATCAGTAACCACGTCATCAATGCAAGCATCCAAGTGGCCTTTGACACCGTTGACTTCGACTGTCTCTTGTTCACTGGTGACACGATGGCCTGCCTCTTTGGCTAGATAGAGGAAGAGGGCTTCGAGGATGTCCCCGTACATGAACTTGATGAGTGTAGAGGCATTGAAGACTTCGCCGGGAGTGTTGCCTCGATTTTTGAGATAGAGTTTTCGGTCTGGCTGGCCAATTGCTGACAACCGTAGTCCAGTCGTTTGAAGCCTTCGCTGATCAGGGTCGAGCCTGCTAGCAACCACTTGAGCGAGTGTAGTTGCAAAGTCGGTAAGAAGTTGGTCATTGCATTTGTGTCCATCTGTAAAGAGGTTCTGAATATCTGGGACTAGAGTATCAATCGTTGTAATGGATTAGTCCTCCCAGTTTTCGTCACCGTTATAGTCTTGAAAGTCATCGTCACGTGGTTTACCTTCGTACGGTACGTGCTTAACAACTTGAATCCCGATGATACCGGGTTTGAGGTACACCTTACCTTCGTACGGAGCCTCATTCACAACGTACTTGATGTTAACAATTGACCCGTTACCAATCAACTTCTCTTGTGGCCACGGTTCACGGTCAGGCCCTACGACACTGATAGGTTTAGCTGGTGTACCGTCTTTCTTAGTACCCGTACGTTTGAATGTGATGAACGTGTTGCGCTCGTCACCTTTGTTCTTTAGCTTAGTCTTCAATCCATCGGCTCGCAACTGGGCGACACCCGCCTCGTTAGGCGTTACGTCAATAGACCACTCGGTCTCACCAATCTTGTAAGCCTTTCCGGGTTTACCTAAGACTTTGGCGTATGTGGATTTACCTTGGATAATCGGCATTTGTTTGTTATTCCCTTTGTGGTTTAATGTGGGCATCTCTTTACCCTACTCTTATAGTATATCAGTTTAGCATTGTAATGTCAACACTTATTTTACATAAATATCTCCGCTTGACATTTCCCAAAAATGTGCTATAATAGTGTTAACGCTTCGAGGGTGGACACCTAGTGAGTACTAGCCCAGTTAGGTCCAATCTTACAGGCACCACTAAGGGGTACCCGTAAGTTCAACTCTTCTCCTGCTTCAATATGTGATTGGATAGCTAACTTACCTGCTTCCTCCGCATCAGATGGAAGAACATCTAGCTGGCCCTCATCGTGGATATCTCCCACCTTTAGTACGTCTAGTCCTTTCTCCTTAATATTGTCTGTCGAGGATGACTGATGTTAACTTCATTACCACGGCACCAGCTGACTGGAACTTGTAGTTAAGTGCAGCGTGAGGACTGGGGCATCTTACGAAGCCACCATCTAGACACTCGATAAACCCA